AGTGCCTCATCATACGTAACTACACGATGACTGACAATCTGTTCACCAAGATATTCTTGGCTGAATTCCTTTGCCGCTTGCATTGTTACTGTATCTAACGCCCATAATGTTTTGTCATTATTATAGTCATCAGTACCTATGGGCACTTCAACCATATAACGATTGCGGAATGTACTAACACACTCTACAAGAACCCATTGTGTTTCTTCTTTATTGCTCATACTAAACTACCTTTATAAGGACTGTTCAACCACTTTGCATAGGTCTCGGCTTGGTCACTAATTTTAGTCAACTCATACTTACCACAAAATTTCATAAAATGTATTCCTACTTGAGGAGTTGTATCTATCCGAACACTCTCACGAATACGTGAGTCAACCAAGTCTTTGATTTCTTGAGGTTGTGCAGTCAAGTCAATCAATACACGATTTCTCTCGTAATCATCTTTTACCCTGTGTTCAACTTCATTATGGTCAACCCACCGTTGCAACATCATATTGTTCCAATTAAAGCCTTGCTTGTGTCTATCAGCGTAAGCTTCAGTTAGTCCAACTTTGTTCTTAGTGCCTTTTTCACGTACCCCGGGATAAGCACTGAACACATTGTCACTACTATCACCACGCATACACTTCATAAAAAGATGCCATTGTGGGTCACCAAGTAGTTTGGGTTCTTTAGTTTTCTTATCTACAACTAATCTACCCTTTTCATCATGGTATCCTTCGAGGGTGATGAATTGATTTGTGATACCGTTGTATTGGTGCACGTTGTCACTAATAAGTTGAATGTAATCAGTATCAGAACTAATAATGTAATGCGTGTCATTTGGGTGTAAGTGAACAAAACGGGCAATCATATCATCAGCTTCAGCCCGTTCGTGCCTGAGTACTGATACGTTTGTTTTTTCTTTTAGAAACGTAGTGAACTTTTCATACGTATCCCAAAACATTTCATTTTCTTCACGTTCTGCTTCAGTTTGTGTTAGTGTGTCCACTACCCTATTTTTCTTATAGGGAGTATAATGATCCTTACGCCAGCTACGGCCTTCTAAGCAGAATACAACGTGATCGGCTCCAAACTTGCGTACAACTTGATTGACTGAAGCAAGTGTAAGATGTAGTGCCATTCCAATCTTCTCCCAAGTATCACTATTGCGTGAAGCAATGTGTCGTGCCCGAAAGAAGGTATTTGCAGTGTCCACCAGTAAATATTTCATTTTTTATAAAGGTATGTGTTAATATGTATATATTATATCTTATTTACGTTTTCTTGTCAACTTGACTTCATCCAAAAACAATTCTGGATTAGATTGAATGTTTGTAAACAAGTTTGGGTTGTTGATAGTGAATGGCAAATATTTAGTCTTGACCTTTTTTATAGTATCATACGGGTAGTTAATGATTCTATCTGCAACAAACTGTTCTAAATCTGATAGGTTGAGTCCCCATTTAGGATCTAACCATTCAAGTTTATCGTTGCTAAGTTCTAGTCTAAAATCACTCCATTGCTTTTTAACATATCGTTCCAGATCTTTAATTTGATGTGCGTCACCATAATAAAGATTGATAAACTGTTGTGGAGCCGCCGCGTGATTAGAATATTCTAACAACCGATCGACGGGTAGTTCTCTTAATGTTATACCATATCCAAGCACAAGAGTCTGTGCTTGAATAATGTTATAAAACCAACCGTAATTATAGTTCATAATTGTTGACATTCTGGCGAATGTTCAACGGAAGTGACTCGTAGATATCGAGACTGATACCGGGGGCTGGATTGTATGTAAACATATTTACATCACTTGTAACCAAGTGTTGCCCATTCAACTGTTTATACATTTTTAATACTAATGCTAACGCACAATTGAAGGGTGGTGCCTTTGTATCCTTGCCCTGAAGTTTCATCCAGTTTTTATATGTTTCAGTGGTGATACTACGTAACTCGGCAAAACTGACAAAGAATGTTTTGATAATTGCGTGAATATCATTCATAAACTTGTCAAAGTTTTTACCCTTCATCGGAACGTTGCCATTCAACAACCCGATATATAAGTTACCATAGAAACCAAATGCCGCTGAGTCAACTTCAGAACCGTGCCAATATTTATTATTCATTGAGATAACAAATTTAAATTCATCCATATCATTGTCACTGTAACTAGATAGTGCTTTGATATGAGTCAATGTACCTGCACGACCTGCGTGTGGGTGATTCGGTGCCATTGGGATAGTATCTTCTTTTTCACAATGTGTTTGTTTATCAGCCGCAAGTTTGTACTTGTCATTAGGGCCATTGTCTCCGTAAAAACGAAAACTACGAACGTGAACACGATGATGGTCAAACTCATCCCAAGGCTTGCTACCCTCACCGTTGCGATACAGTCCCGCCAACAGTGGGAAACTTTCTTGTTTAGTGTCAATCACCCAGCATGGGTATTCAAAATCGAGCCATTGTTCAGGATCATTACCCCACAAACCTTCACGTGCGAATGATGCTACTACTGTTTCAGTATGCATTGAATCAATACCCAACAAGTCAGGGGAACCATTCAATCGCACTACATAAATTGGACTGAGAAGTCGAGGGTCAAATCCACCTGCAATTTTAGCGCAATGTGGCTTATCTAATAGACGTTGCACTTCTTCTGGCGTGAGAATTTCACGTAATTTGTGCATTTCAAATTTTGGAATATCTTTGGGATCAAATTTAATGTCGTTTGCTTTTAAAAAAGCAATAACATTTTGAAATTTTTTGTATCCGGATAATTCATCCGTCAAGTCAATCACAGTTTTATTTTTCAACTGTTTTTTAGTTTTCGCTAGAACATTGTCTAGTTTACTAATATCAACTTTTTGACGATTTGCTCGCCAAACTAGTTTTGCTTTACCATTCGGTACGAATGATGATACTTGTTTATTTTTTACTGATACTGTAGCGGTTGCTTTTGCTGTTGCTTTCGCGGGCGCTTTTGCTGTTGCCATAATTTACTCCATTTGTTAATTTAAAATATTGATGAACACCTATTGCTCAACAATATATCTATTGTAACACTAGTTGTAATTATTGTCAACTTTTTGGATAAATTAGCTTACCTCAGTACGGCCATCGCCTAAGTTTTTAGTACGGACCACTCTTAAGTCACGGTTTGTAGGGTCAGCTTGTTGTTGCTCATAGACCTCGAGTGCAATATTTCTACATACTGTCTGGAACCAACGATCCACCAACACATTGTCTGTGTCACTATCTTTTTGTTTGTAACCTGCACGAATCAAATTCAAAATGAACTTCTCATTCCAATCTAATTCAAATGCACCATTGTTAACGTCATTAGGATCAAGTTCCATACTCAGTATATTGATGTACGGCTCACCCGCTGCCGTTGCTTTTTCTTTAGCAGTAAGTTCGGGTGCAACTTTCTTTTCTTTAACCTTTTTAGGTTCAGGTTCAGATTTAACTTCTGGCTTCTTAAATAAATTCTTTATTTTTTCAAACATTTGTATCTTTCGTATAGTTTAAAGCTGGCAAGATTCTTTGCCTTTGATTCACACATCATATCAAATTTATCAATGAATGTCAATGCCCAATCGTTCACGGCTTCGTTCCAATAGTAATCACTATGTGCCCGAAGTTTCTGTTTACTGTATCCCGATTCAATCAACGCACCATGGTCGGGTAACTGTGATCCGGAATGACCGACGAGTAAATCTTCGCGGCTAACACTGTAATGGAGAGTAGGACGAACACCGCGCCAACTATCAATAACCTTTTTAACAAGGTCACTATTACTGTCAATATAAGTTCCTTCTCTAATCCAATTGTGATGAATGTCCATGACCGTAGGTACGAGGTCAGATAATGATAAGCAGTCTGCAAGTCCATGTGTGTATTCCTCATTTTCTAGTGTAAGTGTGTTTCTCGCTTCTGGCGACAATCTGTTGTACACATCCCTAATGCCTTGTGGGCCACGTCTACCAGAGATATGTACATTTACTTTGAAGTCTTGAAATGTCTTGCCATAGCCCATCCAACGAACCATGTCACAATGATATTCAAATTCTTCAATACTCTTATTTACTACCTCGTCACGGTCAC